TCAGCCATACGGTTTCCGGTCCCAATCCCCGAACCGGTGGTACCCACGAACTTCTGCGGGGGCCATCCCAAACAAATCCGCTGGCCTGCGAGGGTCCCGATTACTGAAATACTCGTCGCTTTGATCTGCAAGCCATATCTCTTCGAAATCGAGCGAGGCAAAATCTTCGAGTGCCACTGGGTCGAAACCCCCATGAAAATCTGCCAGCGGCGGACGGCGCGAAAAGAAGATCAAGATAATTGGTATCGCAAAACGACCGTTTCGCAAGTAACTGACGTTCTTCTTCTCGGCGATCCGCCAAGCCTCTGCCATGAAGTCAAAGGGGTCACAGTCACCGTCAACACGAATTTCCGTGACTTCTAGGCCCACACTCTGGCCGTCCATCAGCGCGAGAAAATCCGGGCTTTCGCTTGCCTCTATCTCAGTCAATCGGCGTCCGGTAATCAGTTCATGACTTTCAACGAAAGCCTCCAACAGATCAGCCTCCGCATCCTTCTTGATCCAATCGTTCTGGCCCATCCGACAGCACTCCCGAGCCGGATCAGCCTAGCAGCTTCGCCTCGACCATGGCCATGGCTTTCTGGTGATCCGGCGACGGGAAAAGATGCCCATAGCGTTCCATGGTCATCTGGATGGAGGAATGGCCCGCGAAGGTCATGATCTCCTTGATCGAGAAGCCCTGCTCGATCCACAGCGACACCGCGAAGTGCCGCAAGTCGTGCCAGCGCATTGTCACCTCGACCTTTTCCTGCAGCTTGCGGAACCGGTCCTGCGTGCGGGTGTGCTGGAGGATCCCGCCCTGCGGCGCGGGGAACACCAGCCCCAACTCGCTTTTCGGGCAGCGCAGTTTCCAGCGGCGCAGGGCGTTCAGCACCATCGGGCCTGCCGGGATGTCGCGGAACCCTGCCCGCGATTTCGGCTCGCCCATCTGGTTGTAGGCGTCGGCGCGCTGGCGGATATGGATGAAGCCCTTGTCAAAATCCACATCCGTCCAGCGCAGGCCCCGCAGTTCCGATGCGCGCAACCCGCCCAGCGCCGACACGATCAGGTGCGGTTTGAAATCCTCGTCGGCGGCCTCGATCAGCGCCCGGATCGCCTCCTTCGACGGCACCGGCGCTTTGTGCTCGATCCGGCTGGACTTGATCACCCGCACGCCATGGGCGGCGTTCGTGAACAACTGACCATTGTCGATGGCATGGTCGAGGATTAGCTTCAGCACCGAAATCGCGCGGCGGGTCAGATGTTCGGAGCGGCCATTCAGCAGCAGCCGGTCGCGCAGTTCATTGACATGGCGGCGGGTCAACTGGGCGATCAGCTTGTCCCCGATCCCGACTTCGGGTGCGGTCAGGTGCAGCCGCACATAATCGCTGTAGCCGCGCAGGGTGGATCGCTCCATCCGCCGCCCCGTCTTGCAGCGCACCTCGCAATGATCGAGCCAGCTTTGCGCAGCCCCGGCCACTGTCGTGCTGTCGCTGTCGGCCAGATAGGTGTGGTTGGCGACCAGCGAGCGGACCTTGACGAGATAGACATCCGCATCCTTACGGCGCGGGAACAGCTTGGACCGTCGCTTGCCCGCCTGGTCGGTGAAATCCACCTGCCACCGTACCAAGCCCGAGGGCAGCGTGCGTTTGCGGATCGTGGCCATGATTTCCCTCCATGAGCGTAAGAAACGGAACCAGTTGTCAAAGTCCGTAAATTGGTGATATGAACCGTCCCACATGCACTTGCAATGAATTGTTGCGCGTGTAAAGCCCTTGTTCATGAATGGAGCCCTCATCAATGACAGCCAACGAACGGAACGGTGCGGAAGCGCCCGAACCGCTCTTTTATGGCGACGCGGACGCCGTGGCGGCATCGGGGATGCCCTTGCCCAGTCTGCGTGTCCTGCAAGCGGCGGGAGCCATTCAGGCGGAGAAAACCCCCAAGGCACATGGTGGCTTCAGGCGGTTGTGGTGCGAGGAGGACGTGCTGATTGCATCAATCGCCGCCGCGATCAGCGAGCACTTCGCCTGGAACATCCGAATCGCAGCCGAGGCCATGGCCAAGACACGATCCGGCACATGGTCCGCGCTGGTGGCCTCGATTGCGGAAACCATTTCACCCGAGGCGGGTCCGCTGATCCGATCATCGAAGGACGACTGGTATCTCGACCTGGTCGACCGGAAGCTCCTGTTTCTGAGGGTGCCACCTCTTTTCGCCATGCTTTTCCACGATGCACCGCCCGGAGAGACCAACCTGCTTCTTGGGCAGGCGACATCGAAGGACACGTTCCAGATGCTGCCTTGGCTGCTCGGCCATCCCGAGGGCCGCGCCAAGCTCGCGGCGATCACTTCCCCGGCGCAGATGACGACCGCCGAACGAGCTTACAAACTGGCCATGGCAACCCGTGCCAACGCGTTAAGCACCGCCAGCATCAACATCAGCATGCAGGTTCGCGCCACATGGCGCCGCCTCCACGGCCTTGACGTCCATTTCCTCCAAGACGCCCTGCCCCAGAAAGGAACCCCCAATGACCCACCACCCTCGATCCCTTGACACCCTGAAGCAGACCGCGACCGAGGCGACGCTGTGCGATGATCTGCTGCACGGCGCAGATGCAATCGCCAAGTTCATGTTCGGCGACGCGAAGCACCGCCGCAAGGTCTACTACCTGACCGGTGAGGCACCGAAGGGCATGCCGCACTTCAAGATGGGATCTTTAATCTGCGCACGAAAAAGCACCATCCTGAACTGGATTGCCGAACAGGAGAGTCGTGCATGACAGCCGCGCCTGCGGATGATCTCACCGACCTGCGCCTGACCCTCCATCGCAACGCCTATCGCCCCGTCCCCGTCCTTGGTCCGCATGTGGCCACGAAGGCCGCCGGAAAGCGTCCGGCCATGAAATCCTGGGAGGCCGTCTGCGCGACGGCCGACGAGGCCGAAATCACCCGCTGGACCCACGCCCAGCGCAATTGCACCAACACCGGTCTGCTCTGCGGCACCCTGATCGGCATCGACATCGATGTGCTGGACGCTGGCCATGCAAGTCGACTGACCGGCATGGCCACCGATATGCTAGGGCCTTCACCCTTGTCCCGCATCGGACGCGCGCCGAAGATCCTGCTGGCCTTCCGCACCGATGTGCTCTTCGACAAGGTCCAGACCAGCGAGTTCCAGATGCTGGATGGCACCGTGGCGCGGGTCGAGGTGTTGGCCACCGGGCAGCAGTTCGTGGGCTTTGGCATCCATCCCGACACCAAGGCCCCATATCACTGGCCGGAACGCTCGCCGCTGGATGTGCCCCTCCACGACCTGCCCAGCGTCAACCGCGATGGCTGTGCCGCCTTCATCGCCGCTGCCGAGGATTACCTGCGCAAGGTGGGCGGCCAGACCACCAGCGAACGGCGCGTCATGGATCGCGAGGGGCGCAAGCTCGCCGGGCTGAAGCCAAAGGAGGCCCCGTCGCACGAACTGATTGCCGAGGCCGTCGCCCATATCCCGAACAACGACCTGCCCTATGATGAGTGGATCAAGGTCGGGCTTGCCCTTTACGCCGCTCTTGGCCCCGAGGGGCGCGACCTGTGGGATGTCTGGTCAGCCGAAGCCGCGAAAAACGATCCGGCGCATACCGCCGAGAAATGGGACAGCTTCTCATCCGTGCGCAACGTCACTGTCGGCACACTGTTCTGGCTGGCTAAGCAGAACGGTTGGCGTGCCGCCCAGCCGCGTCGGGTGCGCACCGCTCACACCGGCCGCGACGCGGGTGACGAAACCGCGACCCTAGGTAACCGTCCGCTGATCCGCATCCGCGCAGGCCAGATGCCCGAGACCATCGACGAGGCAGAAGAGGCCTTGATCGGCGCTGGGCTTGGCTTTTATCAGCGCGGCAGCATCGTTGTGCGCCCGGCCATGGTCCCGGTCGCGATTTCGGGCGGCCGCCAGATCGACGCCCCGCGCCTCGTCCACGTCAAGGCGCACCACATGGCCGAGGCCTTCACTAAGGCCGCCCAATGGGAACGCTTCGACATGCGCGCCGGGGATTGGATCAACACTGATTGCTCTCAGCGACTGGCGGAAACCTATCTGGCGCGCGAGGGCCAGTGGCGTCTGCCGGTGCTGACCGGGATCATCAACGCCCCGACCCTGCGCGAGGATGGCTCGATCCTCGACCAGCCCGGCTATGACGCGCAGACCGGCCTTCTGTTTGACCCGCAAGGCGAACGCTTCCCCCTGCTGCCGCGCGAGCCTGATCGCGGCACTGCCCTGCGCGCGCTGGGCTTTCTGCGCGACCTGATCGGCAGTTTCCCCTTCGTCACGCCCGCCGACCGATCCGTGGCACTGTCGGCCATCCTGACGACGCTGTTCCGCCGCTCGCTGCCCACGGCCCCGCTGCACGGCTTCAACGCCCCCGCGGCGGGCACAGGCAAATCCATGCTGGTCGATCTGGCCAGCATCATCGCCACCAGCCGCCCGGCCCCGGTGATCGCGCAGGGCAAGTCTGAGGAGGAAATGGAAAAGCGGCTGGGCTCGGCCCTGATCGCAGGCGACGTGATGATCGCCATCGACAACTGCGAGGAACCGCTCGGCGGTGAGTTGCTCTGCCAGGCGATGACGCAGACCAGTCTGAAGGTCCGCATCCTCGGCTCCTCCATCAACGCTGAGGTGCCAAGCAACGCGACTGTGTTCGCCACCGGCAACAACCTCACGCTGATCGGCGACATGACCCGCCGCGCCATCCGCGCCACGCTGGATGCCGGGGTCGAACGCCCCGAACTGCGCGCCTTCGACCGTGATCCGCTGGCCATGGCGGCGACGCATCGCGGCGACTATGTCACGGCGGGCCTGACCATCCTGCGTGCCTTCCACATCGCAGGCCGCCCATCGCAGACCGTGCCGCTTGGCTCTTTCACCGCCTGGTCGGGTTGGGTGCGCGACGCGTTGATCTGGCTGGGCGAGGCCGACCCTTGTGAGACGATGGAAGGCATGCGTGGCGCGGACCCGAAGCTAGAGGCCCTGACAGCGGCACTTGAGGAATGGCGATCGGTGATTGGCACCGACCGCGTGACCGTGCGCGAGATCATCGAGCGGGCCGCCGCGCAGCAGACCCAGCTGTTCGGCAAGGCCGAGTTCGTAAACCCCGAGTTCCGCGAGGCCCTGCTCCGCGTCGCGGGCGACGGCGGGGCGATCAATGGCACCCGGCTTGGCAAGTGGCTGTCGCAGCATCAGAACCGGGTGGTCGCGGGCCACCGCATCATCGCGGCAGGCACCACCGGCAACCGGGCGCGCTGGCAACTGGACGTCGTGAACGCAGATCCCGCCACCGTCAACAACGGTTCTGATCTATTCCGCAGGGCTGCCAATGCGTGACGACCAATCCCGGATTGCCCGGTTAGGTTGGGTGGGTTTGGTTAGGTGTTTCCAGCCACTAACAATGTTTGTCCCGAAAACTGTCAGCGACGTGGCAGAGCCACCTTGCCGACATGATACCACACACATCGCATGTAACGTGACACATACGGGAAGGGGCCGGGATCACCTCACCAAACCCACCCACCCTAACCAGACAGATCGGCAACGGGCGGCACGGCTCGGGATGGATCGTGACAAGATCAGAACCGTTGTTAGCAACCGCGCGGTTCCTTTTGGGCCGATTTGTATGCGGGGGAGCACAGCGCATGACCCCTCCAGCGTCTGGGGGCGAAATTGACTAAACTCAACACCTCGGAAAGCAAGACGGCCTTCGCCACACGGGTCGGCCTGACCAAGGGCCGCATCTCGCAGCTGGTGGCCGAGGGCCTGCCGGTGCGCCCCGATGGTCAGATCGACGTTGCCGAGGGGCTGGCATGGATCGAGGACAATCTTGATCCGTCGCGTCGCAACAAGGGTGGTGCCTTCGCCGCCCCTACATCGCCCGCCCGCGTTTCGACCACACTGGCCGAGGCAAAACGCCTACATGAAATCGTGAAGGTGCAGCGTGCCAAGCTGGCGTTCGAAAAGGAACAGGGTCAACTGGTCGAAACTCTCGCCGCCACACGCACGGTTTTCGCCCGCGCCCGTGCCGAACGTGATGCGCACATGGCTTGGGTGCAGCGCACAGCACCTTTGTTGGCCGCCGAGGTCGGGGCCGATCCGCGTGCCACATTCGCCGCACTGGACCGGATGATGCGCGAACATCTCGAATACCTGGCCGATATGCCGCTGGGGAGTTTCGGCGATGGTGCCTGAAATTGACCTCGCCTGGCGGCGCGGCATCCGCCCGGAACCGCCCATCCCGGTATCGGACTGGGCCGACCGGCACCGCATCCTGCCGCCCACTTCGGCGGAACCGGGGCGCTGGCGCACCGAACGTACGCCCTATCTTCGGGCGGTGATGGACGCCCTGTCCACCTCGAGCCCTTATGAACGGGTCGTGCTGATGAAGGGCGCGCAGACCGGTGGGTCAGAGGCCGGGCTGAACTGGCTCGGCTACATTATCCAGAACGCCCCCGGCATCGCCATGTTGGTGATGCCTTCACTCGACATGGTGCGCCGCAACACCACCGTGCGGATTGATCCGCTGATCGAGGCCACCCCTGCCTTGCGCGATCTGGTGTCAGCCCCAAGGTCGCGCGACGCTGGGAACAGCCTGTTCCGCAAATCCTTCCCCGGTGGCCAGCTGGTGATGACCGGTGCCAACAGCGCAGTTGGCCTGCGCTCCACGCCCGTACGCTACCTGTTTCTGGACGAAGTGGACGGCTACCCCGGCGATGCCGATGGCGAGGGTGACCCCGTCGATCTGGCGATCCAGCGTACCACCACCTTCCGGGGGCGGCGCAAGATCTACATGGTGTCCACGCCAACCCTGAAAGGCCATTCCCGCATCGAAGCGGCCTACCTCGACAGCGACCAGCGGTATTTCCACGTCCCCTGTCAGCATTGTAGCGACATGGCCCCGATCATGTGGTCACGCATCCGGTGGCCTGAGGAGCAGCGCGACGCGGCCTATCTGGTCTGCGAAGCATGCGGCGGTGTGCATCATGAACACGAAAAGCCGCGCCTGATGTCTGCCGGTGAATGGCGGCCGACCGCGCTGGGCGATGGCCGCACGGCAGGGTTCCACCTGTCGTCGCTCTATTCGCCATGGGAGACTTGGGCCGAGATCGCGCAGGAACATGCCCGCGTCGCCAAGGATCCCGCGCGTCTGCAGGTCTGGGTCAACACCAAGCTGGGCGAGTCCTGGGAGGACCAGGCAGGCGATACGGTTCCCGCCGATCCGCTGATGGCGAGACGCGAGGATTGGGGCAGCGACCTCGCTCCCGGCGTGGCCGTGCTGACGGCGGGCGTCGATGTGCAGGGCGACCGGCTAGAGGTGCAGATCGTCGGCTGGGGCCGCGACGAGGAAGCCTGGGTGATCGACTACCGCGTGCTGTGGGGCGACCCATCCGGCCCGCGCCTCTGGTCCGATCTCGATGGCGTGCTGAACGGCACCTATGGCGATTTGCCCGTTCGCGCCGTCGCCGTGGACACCGGCGGCCATCACACCAAGATGGCTTACGAGTTCTGCCGCACCCGCCTTGCCCGCCGCATATGGGCGATCAAGGGCCGGGGTGGCCCCGCGATTCCCGTCTGGCCCCGCCGCCCCACCCGCAGCAACAAGGCCAAGATCCCGCTGTTCATCGTCGGCGTCGATGCCGTGAAAGATGCGGTTTACGCCCGCCTGAAACTGACCGAACCCGGCCCCGGCGCCATCCACTTCCCCCGCCGTCTCGACGCCGACTATTTCCGTCAGCTGACCGCCGAACGCGTCATCACCCGCTTCGAGAAGGGCCGCCCGATCCGCTCCTGGCAACCCAAGCGCGACGGCGAACGCAACGAGGCACTCGACACCTTCGTCTACGCCCACGCCGCCCTGCATGGGCTGATCAGCATGGGCATGCGGCTGAACGAGGAGGCGGACGGAATCACCAAGCATACGGCGCAGGGCGTGCCAGTGCCACCGAGGGTCATACGCTCTGGATGGATGGGATAGGGATAGCCCCTATAGAGAGTCATCACGATCCCCGACCGTTGTAGCATTTCCGTCGTTGATCGTTATGCAAAACGGGCAGTCGCATTTCTTCGGCGAGCCGCCCTTTGGCAAGACCACATATAGTAGTCTTGCCTACGACAATCGGCTTGAGGCCCACAACAGAATGTGACAGCATGACGGCATGCATTCATAGCGTTCGTACAGCGAGGGAAACATGCAATCATCAGCTGGTAAGTCAGTTGGAGCGAGCGGACGGGCGCCTAGCCGGGTAGGCAAGAAAGGTGTGACCTTCTACCTGGAGCCAGACGCCGTGAAGCAGCTGCGCAGCATTGGCTTAGATGAGGATCACACACTCCAAGCTTTGATGATCGAAGCAGTCAATATGTTATTCAAGAGCCGAGGAAAGGCCGAGACCGCCAAATGACCAAAGCAGCAATTCAGGATCTCAAGACGTCACCCGTTAAGCGTCGCGGACGTTCTTCGAAACCTTCTGTCGCCCTACCGACACCATCTTTGCCTCAGCAGCGCGATGAAAGAGGCAATCTGGAACCTGTAGGTATTGGGGGTCTCGAGACCCAGCGTGTCTATCATGGCAACTTCATCGAAATGGTGTCGCAGCTTCCCGATCAGAGCGTTGATATCATCATCGCCGACCCGCCCTATAACGCCAGCAAGGGCAATGAACTTACAATGCAGCATGGAACGTTGCCCGGCTTTGGTGGCAATTGGCGCAAGATCGCACAAGTTTGGGACGATATGAGCTTGCACGATTATTTGGCTTTCACCCTAAGCTGGCTGTCTGAAGCGCGACGCGTTTTGAAGCCGACCGGCTCTATGTGGGTGCACGGGACATATCACAGTGCCGGGATCACGAACGTTGCCATGCAAATTCTAGAAATCGAAATCATCAACGAAATAGTCTGGTACAAGCGAAATAGCTTTCCCAATCTTGCTGGTCGTCGTCTGACTGCTAGCCATGAGACAATTTTGTGGGCTCATCGCGGAGGCAAGCGCGCCTATCGTTTCAACTACGAGCACTCCAAGTTTGGTGATTTCTCAGATGACGACCTGAAATCACCGGGCAAACAAATGCGTACGGTCTGGGATCTACCAAACAACAAACCGCGACATGAGCAAGCACACGGCAAGCATCCTGCACAGAAGCCGGTCCGCCTGGCCAAGCGGTTTATCGAGCTTTGTGCTGGGCCCGGCGATCTCTGCCTCGTCCCCTTCGCCGGTTCTGGTAGCGAATGTGTGGCGGCACAGGAGGCGGGGCTGCACTTCATTGGCTTTGACACAGATGTATCCTACGTGGACATTGCCCGCGCACGACTCAGCGGAGTTACGAAATGAAATCATTTGACGCCCTTCTTTTTGAGTCTACCGAACTGCCTATCTTCGAGGTAGCTAAGGAAAGCCACACATCGCACGGCGACGTACCTTCGCTTCTGAAATGGACAGGAAGTAAGCGCAGCCAAGCCGCACGCATCGCAGCCTTCGCCCCCAACCATGATCGCTATTACGAGCCGTTTATTGGGGGTGGAGCGCTTCTATACATGCTCGGCAAACCCGGTGCTGTCGGCGCAGACATTTATGCTCCTTTGATCGCGTTCTGGAAATTGGTGCGCGATGATGCGGAGCGTTTGATTGACGATTACGCCACACAGTGGGCAGCCTTGCAGGCTGACCTGCCCGGCTACTTCTATGTCGTGCGTGAACGCTTCAACGCGGATCAACGGCCAGAAGACCTCAATTTTCTCATGCGCACATGCGTTAATGGGATCGTACGGTTCAGCAAGAGTGGTAAGTTCAACAATTCGTTTCACCTGTCGCGCAAGGGGATGCTTCCGCAGCGTTTTGCCAAGATTGTGCGCGAATGGTCCGCTCATCTGCAGGGAATTGAGTTTCGCAACGGCGACTTCCAGCAGACCACTGCAGATGCCAAGGCGGGTGATTTCGTCTATCTTGACCCGCCTTATGCTGGAAATAAGCAACGCTACATTGGCGATCTCGATGTCGACCGGTTCTATAGCGTACTCGACGAACTGAACCGTCGCAGCGTCAAATGGGCGTTGTCATTCGATGGCACCCGAGGCGAGACCGCATACGACTACAGCCTTCCCGCTGAGTTGTACAAACGCAAAGAGCTTCTCAAGAGCGGCTACAGCGCCGTTGCCAAGGTGCTAAATGGCCCCGTAGAAATGGTGACGGAGAGTCTGTACCTCAATTACTGACATTAATCGTCACGAACTGACCCCAATTGGGCAAAGCAGCAAGATAGCCGACAAGAGCTGTACCTGCGGCTGTGTCGCCCCGCATATGAAGAGTGCACATCTTGCCGTCCTGCGCGAACTCCACGCCAATCTGAATGTCGAGGTTGGTTCCGTCTGGAACTCCTGAAAACGGGCTGTGCGCCGTAGCCAGGTAGGCACCCACCGACACATAGTGCATATCGCGACATTCCCATTGGTCTTTATAGATTGCCCATGGCGCAATCTTCTCGCCTCGACTGATGCTTGGGGCGCCTTCAAAAAGTGCTTCCGTGTAGCGTTTTAAGCGCGGACCAATGTTTGCATCAAGCGAACGCGCCCACTCCTTTGACTCAATGCACAGGCATACTGGACGGTCGTCATGTCCGAAGACGGCAAAGACATGATCAGGCCGCTTCGCACCCTCGGCAGATACGCGCGGCAAAGTCAGCCAACGAAGCTCAGACCCCCCGCTATCCCATCGAAACGATATGCCGGACCAATCGCCACCTGGCGGGTTGCACATGCCCTCGAAAACAACGTCCGTGCCGAGTGATTCAAACGCTACATGCAGGGCGGTGTCGACGTCTTGTTCCCCAAAGCTTCGCACCCGAGCTTCGACCATCAGAGGGATGTCTTCCTCCTTGAGTACCGCAGCCCAGGCATCCTTCAGATAGCCCCGCGGCAACGCCGCCGGTTTGGTTGCGCTGTCGACCAGCACCGCGTCACTCACACCCAATACGGCTTCCCACAGTCCGTTTCGTCCCGCGAGCACTACTGGATTGCTTGCGAGTTCATTCCAGTGTGTCCTGGGTGCCGGACCATAGACGAAAGTCATCAAGTCAGCTTCGTCGCCAATAAGCATCCTCGCTAGCGGTGGCAGTCCCCGATCCGGTCGAGCGTCATCGCCGCGAGGCTTGAAACCCATCACCCACGAGATCGTAAGATGACGGTCGCTATTGGCCAACCATGCCTTAAAAGCAGCGCTCATATCCGGATAAAGAGCTTTGGCTGCGTCACTAAAGGCGACTCTGCGTTCCTTTGGTACGAACGACAGCGGCAGCGCAGTCGAGGTTAGGCCGAAGCCTTCCTTTCCGCCAAGAGCCATAAATTGCTTGGCCGTATCTGTGAGGCCAGCTATGTACGCCGTCTTTTTCCATGTCAGGCGTGCGTTGCGGTTGAGGAAGTCCGGCAGGCTCTCGCCTGCCATCACCGCGTCATATGCACGTTCCCACTGACCGCCAGTGAGCCCGTCATTGCGCTTTTTTGAATCAGCCAGAAGTTTCACAAGTGCGACGCATTTTTTACCAAGACGCGCTGCTGCTTGCTCTGTCGGATGGCCAAGCACTGCAAGTTTCAAAAATTCGAGAAAGTCTTCTTTGCCGAATATTGGGCCAAAGCGTTGAATTGTATCCAAGGTGGCTCCGGCGTTGGCCTCATAGACTGGCAGACACACAGAACCATGATATTGGGTCATGGCGAAAAAGCTGAACGGGATTGCCGGATTGGGCATCCGCTCCGCTTTGCGACCACGATCTGCGTCTAACTCGAAACCGCCCAGTTCTGCGACGTAGAAATATGGCACCTCGGCATGAGCAAAAGAAAACGCCCGGCCTTGGCGCTGCCATGCTTGGTTGCCCGCTGGCAGCGCGCCACAGAACTCAATAGCGGCGACGGGCTGCTCTTCTCCGTCCTGAATCAGCGTCACGATAGCGTCGGCGGCTTCGCGCAACCTTCCGCCAGATCTTTTTACAAAAGCAAGAACGTCCTGATTCCAGCGACGATCACCGTAGCCTGGCAGAAACTGAAAGACCAATTCTTGGCTTTCCAGCGTTAGCGTATAGACAGGACATGTCACCGATACGCTAGGGCCGATGACTTCGCGAACTAGATCGCCGAGACCGCTCACGATGTAGTCAAACGCGCGGACACATTCGACAATATTGTCGCCGTGAATGTTGAAGGTTTTCTTTTTCAATGACACGTCCCCGAAAATCAGCCTCGGCCGCTAATGGCTTGAGATCATGGCTGCTTCTAGCAGACCGGCGCCGGCAACAACATCCCCGACTCACAGGGGCAGCATTTTCCCCTGTTGGTCCGATCTATGTCCAGCGCGGAGGGCCTTCGTCGCAAAGCGTTCCCGGCCCTTCCCAACGGCTCTGATACCCCGATTTCCTTTTACATGAGAGACTCCGCGCCATGCGGGTTCTCTTCGAAAAACTCATCAAGCGCGGGGCGACCCGCTCCTTCGACGCGGCCGGTGGCGGGCGGCGCTGGGAAGGCGCGCGGACGGTCGATGGGCTGAACACGGCGATCTTGGCGGGCGCAACGACTGCTGCGCGGCGGGCCGGGTGGTATGCGCGCAACAACCCGTGGGTCGCGGCGGCGGTGGACAGCCTGGTCGGAAATGTCGTCGGCGCGGGGATCAAGCCGCAGTCCACCCATCCCGACCGGGCAGTGCGAGAACGGCTGCAGGTGCTGTGGCTGCGCTGGACCGATCATGCCGACCCGGGTGGGCTGGCAGATTTCTACGGGCTGCAGGCGATGGCAGTGCGGGCAATGGTGGAAAGCGGCGAAAGTTTCGCGCGGCTGCGTGTCGTATCTGATGCCCCTGCTGTTCCCCTGCACATCGACCTGCTGGACCGGGACCAGGTGCCGCTGGACCTGCATCGTGATATCGGTAGCGGTGCGCGTATCCGGGCTGGCATCGAGTTCAATGGCGCTGGGCAGCGCACAGCCTACTGGGTGATGCGCGACAGACCCGGCGATCCTTTGACCTCCATGCGGCTGGAACCGCTGCGCCTCCCCGCCACCGATTGCCTGCATCTGTTCAAGCCCCTGGCCGCTGGCCAGTTGCGCGGGATCACCTGGCTCGCGCCAGTGCTGCTGCGCCTGCACGAGTTGGACCAGTTCGAAGATGCAGCCCTGGTCAAGGCCAAGGTCGCCGCGCTGTTCACCGGCTTCATTACTGATCCGGATGGCACGGCGGGCGGCCTGACCGGGACCAACACGAACGGCGCGCTGACTGTGGGCATGGAGCCCGGCAGTCTCATCCCCCTGCCGCCAGGCACCGACATCCGCTTTTCCAACCCGACCGAGAGCGATGCTTACAGCCCCTTTGTCAAGAACCACCTCCGCGCTGTCGCCGCTGGCATGGGCCTACCCTACGAACTGGTCTCGGGCGATCTGGAGGGCGTTACCTATTCCTCGATCCGCGCCGGGCTGATCGAGTTTCGCCGCCGCGTCGAGCAGTTGCAGCACAACGTCGTCGTGCATCTGTTCTGCCGCCCGGTCTGGGACCGCTTCGTGCGGCTGGCGGTGCTGTCGGGCGATCTGCCCGCGCGAGACTTCGACCGTGACCCAGCCGCCTATCTGGGCTGTGAATGGCTCCCGCCCAAGTTCGACTACGTCGACCCCAAGAAGGACGTCGAGGCCGAGATCCTCGCCATCAATGCCGGTCTCAAAAGCCGACGCCAGGCGATTTCCGAACGGGGCTACGACGCCGAACAGGTCGATGCCGAGATTGCTGCTGACAAGGCACGGACCGATGCGCTGGGCTTGAGCTTCGGTGCGCCGCCTGTCCAGAAGGAGGACATCCCAAATGAATGACACCGCCACCCTGCTGACCCGCCGCGCCGACCTGGCCCCGGCCAGCGCCGACCGTGATGCCCGCACCGTCGAGGTGATCTGGTCCACCGGCGCGCCTGTGCGCCGCCGCGACATGGCTGGACCGTATGTCGAACGCCTAAGCCTTGCGCCCGCGGCGGTGGACATGTCGCGCCTTCAGGGTGCCAGTGTTCTCGACGCGCACCGGCAATCCGCCGTCCGCGATGTGCTTGGCGGCGTCCAATCCGCCACCGTCGATGGCCAACGCGGCACGGCGCTGATCCGCTTCTCATCCCGGCCCGAGGTGGAACCGCTTTGGCAGGACGTCCTGTCCGGGATCCTGCGCCACGTCTCGGTGGGCTATTCAGTCGAGGAATGGGCCGAGACCATGGAGAGCGGCGCGCGGGTTCTGACCGCCGTGCGCTGGACACCCCACGAGATTTCCCTTGTCCCCACCCCGGCTGACCCCGGCGCACATATCCGCATGGAGACCAACATGACCGACACCACCATCACCCCGGCCCCGCCCGAAACGCAGACCCGCGCCGCGATCAATACGGAAATCCGCTCCATCGCCCGCATCGCCGGGCTAGACCAGTCCTGGATCGACGGTCAGATTGACGCCGCCGCCGATGGGGACATCGCCCGTCGTGCGGCCTTCGAAGCGCTTGCAACCCGCAGCGCGCCCACGATCCGCACCGAACAGGTGCGCGTCGAGATGGGCGAAAGCCAGGATGACCCCGCCCTTCGCGCCCGCCAGATGGGCGAGGCCCTCTATGCGCGTATCAACCCGCGCCACGAACTTTCCGAACCGGCGCGGCGCTATGCCTATGCCACGCCCGTGGACATGGCCAAGGAATTGCTGACCCTGCGCGGCGAGTCCACGATGGCCCTGTCGCCCGCAAGCCTCGTTACCCGCGCCCTGCACACCACATCTGACTTTCCGATCATCCTCGGCAACACCGTGGGCCGCGTGCTGCGCGATGCCTACCAGGCCGCGCCTTCCGGCATCCGCCGTCTTGGCCGTCAGACCTCGGCGCGGGACTTTCGGTCCGTGAACAAGATCATGCTGGGCGAGGCCCCGTTACTGGAAAAGCTGAATGAGCACGGCGAGATCAAGGCCGGGACCATGGCCGAGGCCCGCGAAGCCTACAAGATCGAGACCTGGGCCAAGAAGATCGGCATCACCAGGCAGGTTCTGGTGAACGACGATCTGGGGGCCTTCTCGGACCTTGCCCGCCGCATGGGCCAGGGGGCGGCAGAAACCGAGGCGCGGATCCTCGTCACCCTGCTTGAGGCGAACAGCGGCAACGGCCCGACCCTGTCGGACACCAAGGCGCTGTTCCATGTCGATCACGGCAACAAGGCGGCGAGCGGCGCGGTGATCTCCGACGCGACCCTGTCGGCCGCCCGACTGGCGCTGCGCACCCAGAAGGGCGTCGACGGTCGCATCATTCGCATCACGCCAAAGAACCTGCTGGTGCCGCCCGCGCTGGAGACGGTCGCCGAGAAGTGGCTAGCGACCATCGCGCCCGCCACCGCTGCCGACGTGAACCCCTTCTCGGGGGCGATGTCGCTGGTTGTCGAACCTCGCCTGTCCAGCGCGACTCGCTGGTACGTGACCGCCGACCCCGGCGAGATCGACGGCCTCGAGTTCGCTTACCTCTCGGGCAACGAAGGGCCCCAGGTGGAAAGCCGGTCAGGGTGGGATGTGGACGGCGTGGAAATCCGGGTGATCCTGGACTTTGGCGCGGGCTTCATCGACCACCGCGGCTGGTTCCAGAACGCAGGCGCGTAATGGCCGACTTCGCCCAACTCACCGCCTGGCGCGATGCCCTGATGGCCGCCCGCTATCAGGGCATCCGCACCGTCGAATACGACGGCAAACGGGTCACATATGCCACAGATGCGGAAATGGCGGCCGCGCTGGGCGACCTCAACCGCCAGATCACTGGCACGACGGCGCGCATCGCCGTGGTCCGTATCCAATCCTCGAAAGGGCTTTGACTATGAAGAACCATATCCAAAACGGCGACGTCATCACCGTCCCCGCTCCCGTAGGCGGCATCGCTTCAGGTGAAGGGCTGATCATCGGCAACATTTTCGGCATCGCTGCCTATACGGCCGCCGTTGGCGATCTGCTCGAACTGGCCACCACCGGCGTCTATCAACTGCCGAAAGCCACCGCTGCGGTTCTGACGGTCGGCGCACGCGTGGCATGGGACAATACGGCGAAGAACATCAACTTGCCGGGCACCGGGCGTTTCCCCGTGGGCGTAGCAACCGAGGCCGCCGGGAATGGCATCACCAGCGTCGCTGTTCGGCTGGATGGTGTGGGGACCGTTGCAGCGTGA